GATCGAGCAAATGATGGCAGCGCCCGAGACCGACCCGCTCGCCGTGGACGCATGGAACGACGCCAGCGAGTTCCGGCGCCTGTCGCCAATGCTGAACGGCTTGGGCGCTCAGTTGGGCATTACAGATGATGAGCTTGATCTGATGTTTGAAGAGGGGATCGCCATCGAAGCCTAGGGTCACCCAAAAGCCAGGGACGGCTGGGGTTTTGTGCGTTTGTTGCAGACAACTTAAACGAATGGCTGCGAGCGCCGCAGGGTTCATCATGGCACCTATACCCCGGCAAAACCAAACCAGGAGGCGCTATGCCAGACCAATACCACCACGGGGTTCGAGTGCTCGAAATCAACGAAGGCACCCGGACCATCCGTACCGTTGCAACAGCCATCATCGGCCTTGTGGCTACCGCTCCGGAAGCGTCCACTGGCGTAAAAGCCGAGGCCGCAATCCGGACCATTGCCGAGAACGGCGACATTGTCTACACCGCTGCCGAAGCCGGCACGGACGGAAACCAGATCCGGGTGCGCTACATTGACCCTGGCACGGCATCCGCTGTCCTTGGCGTCACTGTATCGGGCACCGATATAACCGTCAGCCTGGCAACCGACGCTGAGGCGGTCATCACCAGCACAGCTCAGGATGTTGTGACTGCCGTCAATGAAAGCACAGAAGCCTCTGCACTGGTATCCGCGGCGTTGGACGACGGCAGCACCGGTGTCGGCCTGGCCAACATCGTGGACTACACCAAGCTCAGCGGTGGCGAAAACGAAGCCTTCCCGCTGAATACCCCGATTCTGGTTACCAATGTCCTGGACGCGATTGGCGATGCGGGCACGACCGGCACCCTGCCGGCGGCACTGGACGCCATTGCCGACCAGGCCAGCGCCCTGGTGGTGGTGGTGCGGGTAGAGGAAGGCGCTGAAGCCAACGAAACCGAGGCCAACGTGATTGGCACTGTCACCCCGGAAGGCAAAAGACTGGCCTGAAAGCGCTGTTGGCCGCCGAACAGAACCTGGGCGTAAAACCCCGCATAATCGGCGTGCCCGGCCTCGACACTGAGAACGTCACCGCTGAAACCATCAGCATTGCCCAGAAGCTGCGGGCCTTCGTGTACGCCAGCTGCTACGGCTGCGCCACTATCGAAGACGCCATCATGTACCGCAATGGCTTCGGTGCCCGCGAGCTAATGCTTATCTGGCCCGACTTCGTCGCCTTCAACGTGAACACCGCAACCTCTGGCACCGCTCACGCTGTCGCCCGAGCCATGGGCTTGCGCGCCAAGATCGATCAGCAGGTGGGCTGGCACAAAACCCTGTCTAACGTTGCTGTGAACGGCGTAACCGGCATCAATAAAGACGTGCACTGGGATCTGCAAGACCCCAACACCGACGCCGGGCTGCTCAACGCCAACGAAGTCACCACCCTGATCCAGCGTGACGGCTTCCGGTTCTGGGGTTCCCGCACCTGCAGCGCAGACCCCTTGTTCCAGTTCGAGAACTACACCCGCACCGCCCAGATCCTGGCCGACACCATCGCCGAGGCGCACATGTGGGCAGTGGACAAACCCATGCACCCGTCGCTGGCAAAAGACATCATCGAAGGCATCAACGCCAAGTTCCGCGAACTCAAAGCGCTGGGCCTGCTGATCGATGCGCGCGCCCGGTTCGATGCAGAAGCCAAACACCAAGGACACCCTGAAGGCTGGCAAGCTCTACATCGACTACGACTACACCCCAGTGCCCCCGCTGGAAAACCTCCTGCTGCGTCAGCGCATCACCGACCGCTACCTGGTCGACTTCGCTGCCCGCGTGAACTCCTAAGGAGCATTGAACTATGGCACTTCCCAAGAAGCTCAAACACTTCAACCTGTTCGGCAACGGTGACAACTGGCAGGGCCAGATTTCCTCCCTTACCCTGCCGCCCATGGTGCGCCAGATGGAAGAGTATCGCGGCGGCGGCATGAACGCCCCGGTCGATATCGACATGGGCATGGAAAAGATGGAGTTCAGCTGGACGCCTGCCGGGCTGATTCCGGAGCTGTTCGACAACTTCGGTACCAACCGCCTGGACAGCGACATGCTCCGCTTTGCCGGCAGCTACCAGCGCGACGACACCGGCGAAACCGTACCGGTGGAAATCGTAGTCCGTGGCCGCCACCGCGAAATCAACATGGGCGATGCCGAAGCCGGCAGCGACAACACGCAGAGCATCACCACCACGCTCAGCTACTACAAGCTCACCATCGCCGGTGAAGAAATTGTAGAAATCGACGTGACCAACATGGTCGAGCGCGTACGTGGCACCGATCGCCTGGAAGAGCACCGCCAGAACATCGGCCTATAAGGAGCCCTAGCTCATGGGCAAGAACGAAGCCAACAACGTTACTGTTGCCCTGGACACGCCTATCCAGCGTGACGGTGAGAAAATCGAAACCATCACCCTGCGCAAGCCGATGGCCGGAGAGCTGCGAGGGCTGAGCCTGGCCGACGTGCTGAACCTGGACGTGGACAGCATTACCAAGCTGGTGCCCCGCATCAGTAACCCCATCCTTACTGAACACGAGGTCCGCAACATGGATCCCGCAGACCTGGTCGAAGCGGGCAAGGAGATTGCCGGTTTTTTGCTGCAGAAGCGGCACAAGGGGTAATCCCTCGCCGCGTTGACGACGCCATGGCAGACGTGGCCGCCATCTTTCACTGGCGCCCCGCTGACATGGCCGATATGACCATAGCCGAACTGATGGAGTGGCGGGAGCACGCCCGCAAGCGCAGCCAGCCGGAGGAATGATGTCTAAGAGCCTGGACCTTCAGGTCATCCTGGCAGCCCGCGACAAGGTCACCGGGCCGCTGAAGAAAATCAACGCATCATCCACCGGAACCGCCAAGGCCCCTAGAAAAAAAGCCAGCAGGAAATCAAGCAGCTGAAGGGTGCCCAGCGGGACGTTTCCTCGTTCCGTAAAATGGACCGCGCCATCAAGGACAACGGCACCGCGCTGTCTGCCTCTCAGGAGAAGGTGCGGCAGCTGGGCCAGGAGCTCAAAAAGCACCAGCAAGCCCACCGCGAAAACTCCGCTCCGAATACAACAAGGCCCGCAAGGAAGTTGAGCAGTTCACCCGTAAGGGTCAGGAGCAGAGGAAAGAGCTGGGCGCCGTTCGCAAGCGCCTGAAGGATGCCGGCATCAGCACACGCAACCTGGCCGACGAAGAGCGCCGGCTGGCCGAGCGGATGAAGACCGCCAACGACCGCATTCAGCGCCAGAAACGACACCTGGAACAACTGGGCAAAGCCGACGTATCCGGCAAGTTCCGCAACATGACCGGCGAAGTCGGCAAGTTCGGGCGGCGTACAGCCATGCTGGGTGGTGCGGCCGCCGGTGGGATCTTCGCGGTGGCCAACTCAACGGCGACCTTGGGCGACAGCGTTGCAAAGACCGCCGACAAGATCGGTGTGGCCCTGGGGCCCTACCAGGAATTGCGCTACGCAGCAGAACGATCAGGCATATCCACGCAGAAGCTGGACAGCAACATGGTGGCCTTTACCAAGCGGCTGGGCGAAGCCAAGCAAGGTACTGGCGCGGCGCGCAAAGCATACGACCAGCTGGGCCTGTCATCGTCGCGGCTGGCCGAAATGACACCGGAAGACGCGCTGAACGTGGTGGCCGATCGGCTGGCTTCGGTGGACAGCCAAACCGAACGGGTGGCGCTGGCATCTCAGATGTTCAGCCGCGAAGGCGTTGGCATGGTCAACATGCTGAAAGACGGCAGCGGCGGCCTGAAGGAGCTGCGAAGGCAGGCGCAGGAAACCGGCTATGTGCTGAGCGATAAAGCCGCGCGGGATGCCGAGGTGTTCAAGGACTCGCTTCTGGACGCACAGCTAGGCTTGGCCGGCATGAAGAACACGATCGGTGCCGAGCTTATGCCCGCGATCAGCGACATGATGGGAGACCTGTCTGGCTGGATGAAAGAGAACCGGGACCACGTGAAAGCCTTCGCGAAGGATTTCGGGCAGCGACTCAAGGATGCCGTTCCGGTGCTTCGGGATATAGCGACGGGCGCTGCTTCTATGGCAGGCACTCTGGCGTCCATAACCGGTGCTCTGGCTAAGGTGGTTGGTGGCTTCGATAACTTGGGCATGATCATCGCTTTCCTTTTCGCGATGAAGCCGGTCATGGCCATTCTGGCTTTCGGCAAGGCTATCTTTGCAGCCACAACCGCCGTTATAGGGCTGGCCGGTGGACTGCCCGCCGTGGCGGCTGGCGTTAAAGCAATCGGCGCCGCCCTGACCGCCAACCCGATTGGCATCATCATTGCCGCCATCGGGGCGGCGGCCTACCTGATCTATAAGAACTGGGATGGCATAGCCAGCTGGTTCAAAGGGATCTGGGGTGAAGTGACTTCCGCCTTCGACGATGGCCTGGGCGGCATTGCCAAGCTCCTGGTGAACTGGTCGCCGATAGGCCTGCTCTACAAAGGCTTCTCCGCCCTTATGAGCTGGCTGGGCGTAGACATGCCAGCCAACCTTACCGGCGCCGGCGGCAAGATGATCGCTGGCCTGGTGTCGGGAATCCGCAACGCGGCCAGCGCTGTAGCTGGCGTCCTGTCCGGACTCTGGGGAAACATTAAAGGCGCGTTTAGCGACGGCATAGCCGGTGTCGGCAAGCTGATCCTCAACTGGTCGCCGCTGGGGCTTTTCTACAAAGCGTTCAAAGGCGTACTGGGCTGGTTCGGTGTAGACCTGCCCGAGAGCTTCACCGGCTTCGGAAAGCAGATTCTGGACGGACTGGTGGGCGGCATCATGGGCGGCCTGAACAAGGTAAAAGAAACCATCACCGGCGCCGGCCAGAAAGCCATCGGCTGGTTCAAGGGCGTGCTGGGCATCAAGTCACCATCACGTGTGTTCATGGGGTGCCGGGGCGGGGATACCCTGGAGGGCTACCGCCAGGGCCTGCAAAAACAGGAACCCAAGGCCCTGAAGCAAGTGGACAGTTTCGGCAAGCGCGTGCGCCAGGCGGGTGCGGGCATTGCCATCGGGGCAAGCGCCCTGCCGGCCGCGGCCGGTGATGTCCAGTTCGACAACCGCCCACCGGTAACCGGAGCGGCCGCCACGCAGCAGCAGCCAGCGGGCGACAGCATCACCATCAACGTTAATGCTGCCCAGGGCCAGAGCGCTCAGGAGATCGCCGCAGAGGTTCAACGCATCCTGGCCGAGCGTGACAGAGCCAAAGCCACCCGCGCCCGCAGCGCCCTGTATGACCGGGACTAACTGAGAGAGCTAAGCCATGATGATGACCCTGGGCATGTTCGTGTTCGAGGTAAAATCCCTGCCTTACCAGCAGCTGCAGCGCGCCAGCCAGTGGCGACACGCCAGCCAGTCCCGCGTAGGCCAGCGGCCGGGTTACCAGTACCTGGGGCCGGGGGAAGACACCATCAGCCTGTCGGGCACACTGTACCCGGAGCTCACCGGCGGCCGAGTTACGCTGGACGACGTCCGCATTATGGCGGATGAAGGCAAAGCATGGCCGCTGATTGAAGGCTCTGGCCGGGTGTACGGCTTCTGGGCCATCACCGGTGTGAGCGAAACCAGCTCCGTGTTCTTTGCCGACGGCGTACCCCCGCAAGATTGACTTCAGCATAGACCTGGTACGGGTAGACGAAGACAACTTCCAGGCCTTCCGGGATCAAGCCGGTACCAGCCGCGATGCCGGCATCGGCCTTGGCCTGTACGCACCGCGCCGCAGCGGCGGCGGGATGATCGCCTGATGCAGCACCGAGCCCCCTCTTACCGCCTGGTGGTGAACGGCACCAACATAACCCCCACCGTGAACGGCGCCTGATCGACATGACGCTGGATGAAACGCCAGGAGACGAGGCGGACACCCTGACGATAGCCATCAGCGACCACGACCACCTGGTGGAGATCCCGCCGAA